TGACATGTTTATTATCTCATGAATCAGAATTTGAAGGTGGTGGACTTGAATTAATGTCAGATGGAAAAATTGCAAGACCTAAACAAGGTCAAGCTATTTTCTTTGCAAGTTATATTAGACATAGAGTTGTACCTATTACAAGAGGTGTTAGAAAGTCACTAGTGCTTTGGGTTGGAGGAACTCCATTTAGATGAACCGAGAACTTTATTTTGCAACACCAGTCTATGTCAAAGATGTAGGCACACCAGAGTTTAACAATCAATTAGAACAAAACATTGTAAATTGGTCTAAAAAAGATAAAGGTGAAGTTAAAACTAATATGAATGGTTGGCATAGTACAACAGATATGCATACTAAACCTGAATATAAAATGTTAGTTGATTTATTATATGAAGCACAAGCATTTATTTACAAAGATGAATTATTAGACAATGAACCTTTTCTTGGAAACATGTGGGCCAATATCAATCCACCTGGTGGATATAATAGACCACACACTCATCCTAATTCATTATGGTCTGGAGTGTATTATGTTAAAGCACCTATTAATAGTGGCCATTTAAAAATTGAAGATCCTAAACCTTGTAGTTTAATATCTAGACCTAAAAGAAAACAAGGAGAATTACCTATACATCTATGGAATGAAGTACATTTTCAACCTGTTGCAGGAAGATTGATAATGTTTCCATCATGGTTAAATCATTGTGTAGATCCAAATCAATCTAATGATATAAGGATATCAGTATCATTTAATTTTTTACAGAGAGGAATGTTTGTATGAGTTTTGCCCAGAATAAATATCAAGTAATTAAAAAAGCAATACCATATGAACTTGCTAATTTTATATTTAACTATTTCCTACTTAAACGTGACGCTGTTAACTATATGTATAAAAATAATCTAGTAGCGGAGAACGGGATGCTAGGAACGTGGAAAGATGCACAAGTTCCAAATGTATATTCTCATTATGCAGACTTTGTTATGGAAACATTACTTATGAAAGTAATGCCTATAATGAAACAACAAACTAATTTAAATTTAATACCTACGTACTCGTACGCGCGCGTGTACGAGAAAGGTTCTATATTAAAAAGACATAAAGATAGACCATCTTGTGAGATATCTACAACATTAAATCTAGGTGGAGATCCTTGGGCCATCTATTTAGATACAACAGGAAGTAATAATGTAATTGATGAATATAAGAATATAATGAAACCAAATGCACCAGCAGGTATAAGAGTGGATCTAGAACCAGGTGATATGTTAGTATATTCTGGTTGTGAGTTAGAACATTGGAGAGACGAGTTTACAGGTAACATTTGTGCTCAAGTTTTCTTACATTATAACCATGTAAATGGACAGTTTGCAGATTCCAATTTATATGATAAGAGACCTTTATTAGGATTACCACCATTCACTAAAATAGTGTAAATCAACATATTCGGTGGTATAAGTAACTTATGCCAATAAATAAACTACAATTTAAACCAGGAATAGATAAACAAAATACTCAATACGGAGCAGAAGGTGGTTGGGTTGATTGTGATATGGTCCGTTTTAGATACGGCGTTCCTGAAAAGATAGGTGGATGGCAACCTGCCGTTGGTACTAATTTAATTGGTGCTGCAAGAGATATTCACACATATACAGATTTAGCTGGAGACTCATTAGCAATCATCGGTACAGATAGAAAACTATATACTTATTATGATAACAACTTTTATGACATCACACCTCTATCAACAACTATTCCAGCAGTATTTACATTCACATCAGCTACAACCATTGTAAACGTTCTTGCAACATCTAATGGTGCAATCGCTGGAGACTTTGTTACATTTTCAGGAGTTACTGGAGTTAGTGTAGTAAATATTACTAACACTAATATGAGTCAAGAATTTGAAATTCAAACAATTACTGATGCTAATAATTTTAAAATAGATGTAGCTAGTATTGCAACACCAGGAGCAGTTACTACTTCTGGATCAGCAACAGGTGCAGCATTTCAAATAAATATAGGAACAGATGCTACAGTTATTGGTAATGGATGGGGTGCAGCAGCATGGGGATTTTCTACTTGGAATACAGCAAGACCAACAGGAGTTATTACTGCTAATCCAAGAATTTGGCAAATAGATAACTTTGGTGAAGATATATTAGCTACAATTGTTGGTGGTAAAACTTTCTTTTTTGATACATCTGCATTTATTAGTCCAAGAAATACTAGAGCTACCTTATTAGCGAATGCTCCAACACAATCTAATTTTATGACTATATCTCCAAGAGATAGACACGTTATATTTTTTGGTACACAAACAACACCAGGAACAACAGGAACTTATGATCCAATGGCCGTGCTCTTCGGTTCACAAGAATCTATTACAGACTTTACACCCAATGCAACTAACACAGCTGGATTTCAAAGATTATCATCAGGAAATAGAATTGTAACAGCAGTTCCAACAAGAGGAGATATATTAATATTAACTAATACATCAGCTCATTCTATGCAGTTTGTAGGACCACCATTTACATTTGCATTTAAACAAATTGGTACGAACTGCGGAACGTTAGCATCGCATTCAGCAGTAGAAGTAGAGAACGTTGTCTATTGGATGTCAGACGGAGCATTCTATTTGTTCGACGGGGTTGTAAAAGAAATTCCATGTTCAGTACAAGATTATGTATTTCAAGATTTAAATGAAGATGAACATTCTATTATTTATGCTGGAGTTAATTTAGATTTTGCAGAAGTAAATTGGTTTTATGCATCAAGTGGTTCTACTGCAATTGATAGAGTAGTCACTTATAATTATCTTGAAAGATTATGGACTGTTGGAACTTTAGCTAGAACAACATGGGCTCCTAAAGATATATTTGCGAATCCACTTGCAACAAGATATTATCCAAACTCAACGACTCTTGCTCAACCGACAGTTATTGGTTTAACTGATGGAGTATCAACACTTTATGATCAAGAAAAAGGAGTGAATGATGATACCTCTGCAATTACCGCGTTCATTACTTCGGGAGATGTAGATATTGTAGACGGAGATAATTCAATGTTTATTAAACGATACATTCCGGATTTTAAGGATCAATCAGGTGGTCTTAATATGCAATTTTTAGTAAGACAATATCCAGGCGCAACTCAAACTGTTGCATCAAGCACTGTTGTATTTTCAACAACAACTAAAGTCGACATGCGCGCGCGTGGGCGACAGGTTGCAATTAAAATTATAAGTACAGATGTTGATACTAAATGGAGATACGGAACATTGAGAATTGACGGTCAGCAGGATGGTTTAAGATAATGTCAAAACTAGATCAACCAAGACTTGCAAACGCTACAATAGAATATAATCAACAACAGATGGATCAAATTATTAGAACATTAGAGCAAATGGTGTTACAATTAAATAATACTTTTACACAAGATGTGCAAGATATAGCTGAAGCGCAAAACTGGTTTTCAATATGAGTAATATTTATAGAGGAATTTTAGTAAAGCCAACAGTTACAACTTCAACAACTGTTTATACTTGTAATGCAACATCACGTGCCATTATTCAAAATATACAATTAACAAATCAATCAGGAACTAATACAGCAGAAGTTTTTGTGTATGATTCATCTACTACAAGCACAGCTGAAATAGGTCATGTTAGTTTAGGATCTAATGTAACAGAAAATTTATGTAAAGGACCTGTTGTTTTAGAAGAAGGAGATGCACTCTTGATTTTAGTTAATAATACTGCTATAACAGGTATTGTATCAATAATGGAAGTGAATAGAGGATCTTTAACGAATTAAATGGAAGAGATAAAGATAATTTGTGATTCAGAAATCACAATTAAAAATATAAAGACAGGACATATTTATAATAATGAAGCAGAGGTTCAAGCAGATGTAAATGCTAAACCCGAAGATATTAAACGTGATGTTAAAATTATAGTTCCTACCATTCCTCTATTTAGCAAAACATGAACCTTACATTATCCTACGAAGGAGATAGTAAAGAATATGAATTCTTTGATGATGCTATAAAACTATTAAAAAATTCAATAGGAGTTAGTGTTGAAATAGGAGTAAGACTTGGTATGGGTAGTTCCTGTATTATGAATGCTTATAGAAAATATCATCCTCATATAAAATTAAAACATTTAGGAATAGATCCTTATGGTAACATTCTTTATAGAACAGCAGATTCAGATCCAGGTGGAAAATTAAATTATACAAACAATATGAAACAAGTAGCTGTATCAAAATTAATTCAAGGATATCCAGAATTTAATTTTGTTAATTTAGAAGATTCAGAATTTTTTAAAAGATTTGCAGATGGTTATCCTATCTATGATGAACATAAAATATTATTAACGCAATATGAAACTGTTCATTTTGATGGACCTCATGATACAGAGTCCGTTATGAAAGAAGTAGAATTCTTCATAGCAAGAAAACCTAAACAATGTCTTTACATTTTTGATGATATAGACACTCATGATATTGACAAGATAGGTAAATATCTGATAGAGAATGGTTTTAAAGAATTTAAAAAAGGTGAGAGAAAGGCAGTCTATACATATGAATCCTAAAGGTGGAACGGAGATTCTAAAGGAGCAACTCATTGCTCAATTACCAGAACAATCTATTGATGGAATTAATTTAATTGGTTCTATTTGTCATCCCTCTCTTGTTAAAGAAGATAAGATTAATATTCTTTGGCAACATCTAAACTACGATCAACCTAATGTTAAGTTAATGCAAGATCGTAAATTTGTAGATTCTATTGATTATTTTATCTATGTTAGTCATTGGCAATACAATAGATTTAGAGAAGTTTATAAAATTCCAGAATACAAATCTTTTGTAATTAAGAATGCTACTCATGCATTTGAACCAGTAAAGAAAGAATCATTAATGATTACATCTGATAAGATTAAACTTTTATATACATCCACACCATGGCGTGGACTTATTATTTTATTAAAAGCCATTGAGATTTTAAATAAAACTAGAGATGATTTTGAGGTGGATATTTATTCATCTACTAAAATATATGGATCAAAATTTGATGAAAATGAAAAAGATAAATTTACTGATTTGTTTGATAAATGTAAAAATACTAAAAATGTTAATTATCATGGTTATACTTTTAATGGTGAAATAAGAAGAGCTGTAGAAAAAGCTCATATTTATGCTTATCCATCTATCTTTGAAGAAACATCATGCCTTGCAGTTATTGAAGCGATGGCAGCGGGCTGTCATGTAGTGACAACGAATTACGGAGCGTTGCCGGAAACCTGTGGTGAATTTGCAACGATGATTGAATTTGATTCTAGTGGCCAGAATTTAATTGAAAGATATGCAGAAACATTAAACTCGGTTATTGACAATTATAGAAATAATTTATATAAGGATGATTTAGAAATGCAAATTAAATACTATAACAAAAACTATTCATGGGAAACCAGAATACAAGAATGGATAAACTTTTTAAATTATGTCAGAAGAAAAAAAACAAGTTAAATTATTTATAGCAACACCAGCGTTTGGTCATCAAGTTACTACTAATTATGCAAATAGTTTATTAAAATTTGTATCAACTCCTCATCCAAGACTAGCCGTATCATCAGCCATACATATGCAATCGGGAATGGCTTTAGTTACTCAAGCAAGAAACAATTGTGTAGCTTATTTTCTAAATTCAGAATGCACGCATTTTTTATTTATAGACGCGGACATTGGATTTGAACCAGAAGCAATTTATAGATTAATAGAAAAAGATGTACCAGTATGTTTAACTCCATATCCTGTAAAAGGTTATGGTAAAGATTATCAATTACAGTTTATTGTACACTTTCCAGATAAAGATAATGTTAGAATTCAAAAAGATGGATTTACAGAAATCACTGCAGGACCTACTGGATTTATGATGATTAAAAGAGAAGTGTTTGAAAAACTTGCAAAAGAATATCCAGAGAGAAAGACTGTTAATAAACAGTTAGTTGGTAACAAAGTAGAGACTATGGAAAAAGGTTGGTATACATTTTTTGAAACAGCTCAAGATCCTGAAAACGGATACCTAGGTGAAGACATTGCTTTCTGTAGATTATGGACTAATATTGGTGGTAAAATATACGCGGATACACAAACGCCGTTAACGCATTTCGGATCGCATGCATTTCATGGTAGTTTAAACATGATGTTTGCTAAACAAAAACCGATTGACGATAAGCCAAAAGAGTAGTAAATTCAACATTCTGGCTTAATTCAAGACTAGCCAACTTGCTAACTTTTATATAAAACTAAATTTATGATTAGCAGGATGCAATTACCAAGAGAAATGTATATGGGCGGTGGAATATCTAGTTTATCTTATCCATCTTATGGATACGCCGATGGCGGAATAACTACTTTACCTAATTACATGGGTGGTGGTTATATAGATCAATACGGAAGACAAAGATATGGTCTTGGTAAATTTGTTAAAAAAATTACAAAACCAATAGCTAAAGTTTTAGACAAAGTAGTACCAAACGAAATTAAACCTGCATTACCTTATTTAGCAGCTTTTGCTCCATTTATGTTTCCTGGATTTACAGCTGGACTTGGTTCTATGTTAGGCGCTTCTGGAACTATAGGGGCTTCTGGAACTTTTGCAGGACTTTCAATACCTAATATGGTTGGTGCTGGAGTTTTAAAAGCAGGAGCAGATCTTTCTCAAGAAGGAGCCGCGGAACGTGGATTAAATCCAATATCTTTAGGTTTATCTGCTGCAGGTGGTTATTTATCTACACCTGGAGTTGGAGAAAGTTTAAGAGCTGGAACAATATTAGGAACAGATCCTACAACAGGAGCTATAATCACAAAAGGTAGTGAATTAGCAGGACAAATACAAACAACTTCTCCTACTTTTTTACAATCAGCAGAAAATATTGCTAGAGGTATTACATCATATGGAGCAGATACTTTAAGTAAAGGAACCGAAGCTTT